TTAAAATAGAAAAGGCTGGTTTAACTAAGTCTATTTCTGATTTAAGAATATCTCTTTCTAATCCTGCTCAAGTACAATATATTGACAAAGAATCAGGACAACTTATTACTACTACTTCAAGTTCTGCAAGAAGAGCTTTACAAGACGAATTAGCTAGAACTCTAAATGATAGAAATGAAATAAACTTAAAATTAGAAGCCATAACAGATTCAATAACACAGACTGATATGGCATTATTAGATAAAGAAATAGGAAATGAAGCAGAAAGAGAACTTGGACCTCTTAAATATCTAGCAGAGACTACAGGTTATCCGATGAATAAGGTTGTAAATTGGTTCTTATTACTTATTATATTTGTATTTGACCCACTCGCAATAGCTCTAGTTGTAGCCGCTAATTTTGCATTTGCACAACTAAAGCCTAAGTTTGAAGTAGAAATGTCAGTACCAGATGGAATGGAGTTTAATAAACAATATCCAATGCCAAAATCTTGGCTTGACCCTAAAGATGAAGAGTATGACCCTAATGAAGGAATAGAGGAAATGCTAGAAAAACAAAATGAATTAGACCAAGAAGAGATGATAAAAAAGAATGAAGAAATTTTAGCAACTCCTCCTAAAGAAGATCTATATGCAGAAAGAGACGTAGTTACAAAAGAATACTTAAATAGTATAACAGATCCTGCAGTTAGAACACAGGTAAGAGAAGGTATAAAAATATATAAAAACCCGAGATACTCAAAATGGAAGAAAAATATTTAGTAGAATACATACCAGGTACAAAATGGAATGAAAGAAAAGGTGCAATGTATCGCCACATGGAATGCAAAGTTTGTGGTGTAATGACAAAATGTGGAGAAGACGCAACAGCGGTAACATGCTCAATTTGTGTTGCAGAGTCTTTACAAGCTGAATTTGGTGGACCAGACGTCACACTAAAAAAATCTACAGGTAGGCCAAGAGGTTGGAAGTGGATGGCAGTATTTGTTGATAGAGATGGAACAGTTTATCACAAGGGAATAGAACAACCTGAATTAAAAGGTACCTTAGAGCCTAGCAAAGTAAAAGATAAAGGAAATAGATTAACAAAGAAAGAAAAAGAAAAAATAAAGCTTGAAGCAGGAAGTAGATTGTTTAAGCTTAAGAAAAAATACCAAACGTTACGATGGAAAAAAGATAAAAAGGTTATTGATAAGTATATTAAGTATGAGACTAGAATTCTAGCAGGAAGATTCCCTAGAAAGTTTGATGCTGAGGCATACTACGAAAAAAAGTACTAGAATATTTTACCGTTTAGAGAATTTTGTTTATATTATACTAATAATTTAGATAATATGGAGAACTTATGTGCTAATCAATATGACAAACAAGCTAACTTATAGTAGAGGTGGATCTACTAAAGAAGCAAAGGTTATAGAATTTACATTACCAAAAGATATGACTTGTAATCAATTTAAGATTATGTGTGTAAGAATGGCTCACGCTATTGGATACCACGAAAAGTCTGTTAGAGAAACTTTTGGCCACATTCAAGATGAAAACCTAGAAAAAGATAAAAAACAATTAAAATTATTATTTGACTAATATGAGTATATACGAAGAAAAAGCACCAACAACGAAGGAACAACCAAATGTTATGAAACAAGATAACTTAAAATGGGAAGAATCGGATAGAGGAGTATGGATACCTGAAAGTGTAATATATTTATTTGGCGAGATAGCTGAATATACACTATTTGATTTTATGACTCGTGTTCGAACTGTGATTAGAGAACGAGATGATAATTACAAAGATGACGCTTTGAATTTAATTATCAATTCACCAGGTGGAGATGTATCTGAGATGTTTGGTATTATAGACTTTATGGACTTAATTGATACCAAGGTAAATACTATAGTTAGAGGATCGGCACAATCTGCTGCAGCTATTATATTAGCATGTGGAACAGGACAAAGAGCTGCATCTAAACACTCAACAATAATGTTTCACCAAGGATCTACTTTTTCTCAAGGTAAACTATCTGACGTAAGAGCAGGTTTAGAATATTCAAAGTCAGTAGAAGCAAAAATATATTCTTTACTTGGAGAAAGAACTAAAAAAGATGCAAAGTGGTGGGAAGATAAGATGAAGTCAGATTTTTATTTAACAGCCGAAGAAGCTTTAGATTTTGGCGTAATAGATACAATAGGATAATATGAATTTAACAGAACAACAATTATTAGAAAACTGGAATAAGTTACTATCAAAGATTGAAACTAATTTTGATGGTGAAAGAAAACGAGCTCTTTTAGAAATGTACAATGGTTTTGCAGATCGCATGATGATGGCACCAGCATCTGGTATAGAACACTTTCATAACTGTTTCATTGGTGGATACGTTGACCATGTATTAAGAGTTATGGAATGTTCTGCCAACCTATATAACTTATGGAAAAAGATGGGAGCAGATATGAGTGGTTATACAACAGAAGAACTTGCATTTTCTGCACTTAACCATGACCTTGGTAAAATTGGTGATATGAACCATGAATATTATGTACCAAATCCTAGTGAATGGCACAGAAAGAATCAAGGTAAAATATACAATGTTAATCCTGATATACAAAACATGTCAGTACCTCATCGTAGTTTATGGTTATTACAAGAGTTTGGTATAAAATATTCTCAAAATGAAATGATAGCTATTATGACGCATGATGGATTATATGATGAAGGTAATGCTACATATCTAAAAACTTGGGATAAAGATAGAAAACTTAGAAACCATATGCCACTATTATTACACCAAGCAGATCACATGGCTTCAATGATAGAGTTCGAAAAATGGAATAAAGGTGGAGTACAAGCTTCTGCGCCTTTAGTTAAAAATTCAACACCAACATTTAAGAAAAAGGCACCAAAAATTTCAAGTGCAAATGAAAATGCACAAGATTTATTTAAGGACTTATTTGGAGATACTAAGTGATAACAACAATTATCATATTATCTCTACTGGTTATTTTTCTAGGATACTCTACACTTAATGTATTAAGAAAGTTAGAGTTATATGAAGAATCAATAGAAGAATCTGACCAATATGTACTTGAAATTAAAGAACAATTGGATAAGGCTATTCAAGATATGAGAAAGATTGATAGTAAGGGAATATTTGAAGAAGATGATGAAGTTGGCCAGACATTCAAACAAATATTAAAGATAATAGAAGGCTTAGAGAAATAATGGACTCATCAGAAAAACAATTATCACCAGTAGAAAAGTTCTACAAACAACTTAAAATGCAGCAAGATGAAGAAAGAAGAATTGCTGAAGAAGCTGCAAAGGGAAAACGAAGAGGTAGACCAAGAAAAAATAAAATGTACTTTACTCCAATAACGGAGGCTGCAATAATAGCGTATAACGCAGAAACAGATGGTACATTACGAAATAAGGTATTTAATGAACATATACATAGAGCATTAGATAAACTCTCAGAAAATATAATTCATACATTTAAGTTTTATTACTTTGATTATGGAGCTAGAGAGTTAAAACAAGAAGTTGTAGCCTTTATGTTAGAAAAATTACCTAAATTTCAAGAAGGAAAAGGAAAAGCTTTTTCATACTTTAGTATTGTTGCAAAAAATTATTTAATTCAAAACAACAATAAAAACTACAAAGCTATGAAAGAAAAAGCACCAGTTATAGCAATAGACCACCAACGAGATGTGACAAATGAAGAGGTAAGAAAGGATTTTAATGAACAAACGGCAGCATTCATGGAAGCTTTTATAGAATACTATGATAAGCAAATACCTAAAGTATTCAAGAGCGATAGAGATAGAAAAATAGCATATGCCGTTATACAATTGTTTAGAGAAAGAGAAAATATAGAGAATTTTAATAAGAAAGCCCTTTATATTATGATTAGAGAAATGACAAACACTAGAACCCAGTATATCACAAAGGTTGTCAATACCATCAAAAAAGAATATTCAGAGACTTTCACAAAATATAGAGAAGCAAAAATTAAATACTAGAGATGTTTTTTAGTATATTTAATTTTGAACCGGTCAATTTTGGCCTAAAACCGTTACTAGCATAGGAAAAGAAAGGAGAAATTTTATGAAAAATTTATTTTTAACAGTAACACTTGCTTTAGCAACAATGGTTGCAGGAGCACAAAACTTTTTAGTCGTAACGACTTACAATGCTCCAGAAGATGGAGAGGACTTCGAAGTATCTAGCCTAACTGATAACTTAGGTATTGGTTACTCAATCAACGACACTTGGACTGTTGGTTTAGTTTCAGCTGGAGAAGATGCAAATGGTGACAAGCAGTACGACTTATTTGGTCGTTACAATTGGAACGAGAACGTTTACGTTTCTGTTCAAGCACCAACCGAAGAAACAACTGATAACCTAAACTTAGGATTAGGATATTCATTTGTTGTATGGAAAGCTCTAGCAGTAGAGCCAAATTACACTATTAGTCTTAACGAAGACGAAAACGGAGAAAGAGAAGGTACATTCAACTTTGGGTTGTCTTACCGATTCTAATTATTAACTTGTCAAATGCTAGTGACACAATAACAAAGGAGAAATCAGATGGAAAATGTAATTAAATTGATTGCAGGATTTTTTGGCGGATTAACAACACTTCTTTTAGCTGTAGTACCAGTTACCATTTTATGGTTTGTTTTAACAGGTGGCTCAGTTTTTGGAATTGATGTAGTAGCAAATTTAACAGCACTAATCGAAGGATTAGGTAATGGTGGATTTGTAGGACTAGTAGTTCTTATATTGATTACGTCATTTTTTGTTAAGAAGTAATTAGATTTACTTTAATAAAGAAGATTGCCTCGGTACTTAATGTGCTGGGGCAATTTTTATTTTATAGCTCCGATATATTTATATATAGATAAGTAGATACATTAGGAGATAATATATGTTTGATGATGAAATATTTGAAGGTAAAACTTTGTCGAATCTATTTTCTGAGATATACCAAAACTCTAAGAAAAAAGATGAGCAAATAAATACCCTTATTGGCCAATTAAAAGGACTAATAAAAAATATGACTGATGCTACTGTTATCGTTCCGTTAATAAAGGATTATATTGATGCTTCATTAAAAAATGATGACCATTTAATTAAAATGGCAGGAATAATACAGAGAGCATCTCAAAGAGCTGAAACAAGTGGTGGAGATTTTTCTTTAAGTGATGATGAAAAGAAACAGCTTATAGAATCTATTGAAGAAATAGAAAAAACTAAGGAGAACTAGTTATGCCACAAAATACTGGTGGAAGCATTAGAGGAATAACAGGTCAGCCAAGAACGCTGGAAGTAGAGGCAGCAGAAGTTGTAGATATTATATTGGATGAAGCACATCCAGAATATACTGATGAAGGTAATGGTGTAGGATGTATACTTGCAAGACTAATACAAACTCAAAATAATGTTAGTGATTATGTTTTACAATGGATAAAACCTGCAAGTGCAAACACAATACAGTATCCTTTAATAGGTGAATGTGTGTTAGTATTACAAGGAGCATCTACAGACTCACAAAGACAAACAGGTGCAACTCAAAAATTATGGCTTCCATACCCACAAAACATTTGGATGGATGTAAATGAAAATAGTTTACCTGCTGCATCGTATGCGTTAGAACGTAGAAAGGCAACACCAAGTGAATTTGATAGACATAAAGGAGATGCAGAACCAGAAGGTCCAACTTTAGGTAATTCATTTGAGCCACAGGAAATTGCAACAATGCAGCCTTATGAAGGTGATTTAATTATTCAAGGTAGATGGGGTAATTCAATAAGATTTGGTAGTACTTCTGACCCACAAGCTGGAGATCCAAATCTATATTCTGATGCAGGTTCACCTGGTGACCCTATAATTACAATACAGTCTGGATATGGTGACGCATCAGATACCGCAGAAGGCTATCACTTGGAAGATTATACAACTTCAGGAGATGCATCACAAATTGTACTAGCTGCAGGTCAAAAAATACCTTTAGAAATTGCAAGTACAAATAAAGATTCTTATCATAATAGTTCAAATCCAGATGAACAAGATGCTTATGAAGGAAATCAAGTAATAATAAATTCAGATAGAATAGTTTTTAATGCTAAAACAGATAGCATATTGGGAACAGCAAAAGTATCCGTAGGTTTTTCTACTGAAGGTACATTTAATATTGATGCTGATGACCATACAATAATAGATTCACCAAAAATATATTTAGGAAATGCATCAACAGATGAAGCTGAGCCTGTTGCTTTAGGGCAAACTTTAGTAGATTGGTTGCAAGAGTTATGTGATACACTTATGGCGGAAACACACCCTACTGCATGTGGTCCTAGTGGAACACCAATAAATTCAGCAGACTATGGAAACTTGAAATCAAAAGCACCTGATATTTTAAGTGAAAATAGTTTCTGTACAAAATCTAATTAGGAGATAGTTTTATGCCATTTAATTCGGCACTTTTCGCGAATGTTTACAATGCAAATTTTGGTAATGGATGTCCAGCTGGTGAAAAACAAGGAGATGCAGGTAAAGCTTGGGCACAGGCAATGGTTGCAGGAGCAGCTACAGTTTTAGCGCCAGCTCCATCATCAACAATATCTGCAGCAGAAAGTTCAATGGCTGGAGCGTTAGCAGGATGGAATTCGAACACAGATAATGCAGGAAATATGTTAAAGTCTGCAATACAATTATTTGCAGCTGGAATGGTACCGGGTTTTGCACCATCTATAGCAGTACCTCCAGCTGGTCCACCACCAATAGATAGTTGTTTCCCATCAGGAGAGCCAGGAGCAGCTGATGCTTTAACCATGGGAAATCAGTTTGGCGCAGTTTTAGCTAGCTGGTTTCCAACAGGAACATATATAATACCAGGTACACCACCAATTGGTCCATTACCTTGGTCATAGGAACAAAAAAGTTAACAAACGAGATATTTATATAAGTAACGAGGAATATTATGAGCACATCAAAAAAATTATTAGAAATAATAAAAAAAGCAGTTAGAGAAGAAGTAAGAACTGCAGTACGTGAAGAGCTTAAAGAAGTTTTAGGAACAAAGAAAAAACTAACTTCAGAGCACATTGCACATGGATTTAATTTAACAGATATGGCTAATGCACCTAAGAATCCATATGAACAAGGTACTAGACAAAATAAAACAAAGAAAACTCAATTTGAGTATACTAAAGACCCTGTTCTTAATAAAGTATTAAATGAAACGGCTAATTCAAAAGAAGAATGGCCAACAATGGGAGGTAAAACATATAGTGGAGCAGATGGCAGAGCAGGTCTAGCCGCTATGATGGGTATGCAAACTCCAGACCAAATGTTTGGTGGAAAACCTAGTGTACAACAAATGCTTCCTAACGATAGAAAACATGTAGAAGTTAGTGACGACATGGCAGATATATTAACAAGAGATTATTCTCAACTAATGAAAAAAGTTGATGAAAAAGCTAAAAGTAAGAGGCCTTAATAAATGGCAATACCTCCTAGAAAAATATTTAGATCTAATGTAGCTGATGAGGACGAAAGAATTGCAATTGGCATTGATTTACCTTTAATCAAACCAAACGGAGCTCCATTTCCTCAAACAAGACTTACTATAGAGGCTGCAGCAGCAAATCTAAAGAATCTAATATTAACTAGAAAAGGTGAAAGACCAATGCATCCTACTTTTGGTACAAGCATATATGATTCTTTGTTTGACCAAAATGTTGAATCACTACATGCACAGATAGAACAAGAAATATCAGAGGCCACAGCATTTTGGCTACCGTATATATCTATAGAAAACTTAATTGTTGATACTGCAGATAAAAGGTATGGCTTTGATGATAGGTTTAATGGAGTTAGAGTTGCAATAGACTTTACATTAGCTGGAAATTCGTTTCAAGAAAATTCTATCGTAGTAATAATTGGCGGAGTAGAATAATGGCACTAGTAAAAAAAGAAGTAAAATACTTAAATAAAGATTTTGGCCAATTTAGAGAAAGGCTAGTAAATTTTGCAAAGGTATATTTCCCTGATACCTATACTGATTTTAATGAATCTTCTCCAGGAATGATGTTTATTGAAATGGCAGCTTATGTTGGAGATGTTTTATCACTATATATTGACAATCAACTAAGAGAATCAATGTTATTGCATGCGCAAGAAGAGGAAAATATCTACGATATTGCTCAAGCTTTAGGCTATATTCCTCAACCCTCATCGGCTGCTACAACAACTTTAGATGTTTTTCAATTAGTACCAGCAGTTGGTAGTGGAGTGAACATAGCTCCAGATTTTAGATATGCTTTAGAAATACAGGAAGGAATGACTGTAGAATCTAGTGAAAATAGTGATGTTGAATTTAGAACTTTAGAAAACGTTAACTTTCAATTTTCAAGTTCTAGTAATCCAACAGATGTATCAATATATAAAGTAGATGATACAACAGGAGTACCACAGTTTTACTTATTACAAAAAAGTGTAAAGGCAATATCTGGAAAGCTACAGTCTGAAACATTTGTTTTCAATGAACCAAAAAAGTTTGATAGAATACGATTGGCGCCAACAAATATTATTGATATTGCTGATTGTAAAGATACTGATGGTAATAAATGGTATGAAGTAGATTATTTGGCACAAGATACTGTGTATACAGAAGTAAAACAAGCAGAAGCTGCCGATCCTTTATTATCTCCATATGAAAAAGAGGTACCATACATACTTTCTTTACGTAGAGTACCTAGAAGATTTACAAAAAGAATTACTAGTAATAACCAAATCGAACTTATGTTTGGAGCAGGAGTTTCAGCAAATGCTGATGAAGTAATATTACCTAATCCTACAAACATAGGTATGCAGTTACCTTATGGAAATACTAGTGGATTAGATAACGCATATGACCCGACTAATGTATTATTTACAAGAGGATATGGTCAAGCACCTGCAGATACAACGCTTATAGTTAGATATTATACTGGAGGAGGAATAGAAGCAAATGTAGGTGCTAAAACTTTAACAAAGGTTACTGGTGTAGATTTTGTCGGTGGTTTTGATGGTTTAGATACTGGAACGGTTGACTTTGCAAAAAAATCTGTAGCTGCAACAAATCCAAATCCTGCAACAGGTGGAAGAGGGCAAGAAACTCCAGATGAGATTAGACAAAACGCATTGGCATCCTATGCAACACAAAACAGAGCAGTTACAAAGGAAGATTATATAGCAAGAGTATATTCTTTACCTGGAAAATTTGGTAGTATAGCGAAAGGATATGTTACTAGAGACGATGGAATGAGCACGATTAAACTTGCTAATCCAACTTATGATGACCAATTTAATCCACTTGCAATTAACCTTTACTTATTATCATATAATTCTTCTAAGCAATTGATAGCACCTAATCTTGCAACTAAAAGTAATTTGAAAACATATCTTAAAAAGTTTAGAATGCTAACTGATGGTATAAATATTAGAGATGCTTTTGTAATAAACATTGGAGTAAAGTTTGATATTATAGCTAGACCTGATGCAATAACAAAAGAGGTCTTATTAAAAACAGTTGCTGAAGCAAAAAGATATTTTGAGATAGACAAGTGGCAAATAAATGAACCAATATCACTATCAGACTTGGCTGCAACTTTAGACCAAGTAGAAGGAGTACAATCTATATTAAATTTAAGTGTATTTAATTTATTTGATGTAGACTCTGGATATTCTGGTAATTACTTTGATATTGGAGAAGCAACAAAGAGTAATATTGTTTATCCTTCATTAGACCCTTCTATATTTGAGGTTAAGTTTCCAGACACAGATATCGAAGCTAGAATAGTAGGAGCAGCATAATGATTTATAGTATAACATCATCAATAGACGCAACAATGTATGAGCAGTATGAAACACAAAATGCTGGCTTAGATGAAGTTTTAGAAATTACAAAAATAATATCTGAATCTAATACAAATAATACATTCAACACTAGAATTTTAACTAAATTCGATATAACACATATATCTCAATCAATAGTAGATGGTGATATTCCAGACACTGTTAGAGCTGTTTTAAGATTGTATACACATAGAGCAGAAAAAATACCTTATAGTTATGCTATTGAAGCATACGCTGTTTCTCAATCTTGGGAAATGGGAATTGGTAGATTGAACCACAACCCTAAAACAACGGAAGGAGTTAGTTGGCAATATAGAGATGGTCAGCATACCGGAACAGAGTGGCACACATCAAGTGCAGATATTCCATTTGCACCTGGAACAACAGGAAGTTTATCTACTCAAACAACAAAAGGTGGAGGAACATGGTGGACTGCAAGCTATGGTTCACAAGATTTTGTATACGAAAATACTGATTTAGCTATAACTGTTACGGGTATCGTCAATGCTTGGTTGAGTGGAAGTTGGAGTGGTGGACCTGTTCTGACAAATGAAGGATTTTTAATTAAGAGATCTGATTCTCAAGAATATGATGGAAAAAACTATGGTTCACTTAACTTCTTTTCCAAAGAAACACATACAGTATATCAACCTAAATTAGAATTTGCTTGGGATGATTTTTCACCTGTAACTGCAAGTTTAACACAAGTAGATATTAGTGGAGATGTCTTTGTTTATGTTAAAAATTCAAGAGACTTAATACATAGAGAAAGTAAAGAAAGAATAAGAATTGCAGGAAGAGATAGATACTACGAAAAAACATATGCAACATCATCAGGAGATCTAGAAATAACACATTTACCAACAAACTCTTATTGGTCTGTAGAAGACTATAAAACAGGAGAAACTGTAATAGACTTTGATAACGAATATACAAAGATAAGTTGTGATTCTAGCGGTAATTACATAGATTTATGGATGGACCAATTTGAGACAGACCGTAGATATAAACTAATAGTTAAGAGTGTTAGTGGAAGTATTACTAAAGTCTTTGACGATGACCTAACATTTAAGGTAATAGATTAAGATGGCGAAACCAAGATACAGAAGTCAAAAAGTTGTAAAGTCAGTGCAGTCAAAACCGCTTGCACCTAGATCTGACGTGAATGCAGGAAAAGATGCTACTATACTTACTCCAGACAATGGTGCCGTATCAATAGCAACTGTACAACAAGACTATTATCCTTGGGATGCAGGAGCCCACATTATTGCAGAAGATATAGAACAATTTCAAATAAATACAGAGCTAGATTATTTAGAAACAGAGGCAGATAAAACACATAGAAGTACTACAGGCATGATAATATCTCAAACTGATAGTGCAGAAATAGGACAAGACTTTGTTATTTTGCCACAAAGATATGTTTTAGATAAAGCTCAATATTTAGAGTCTATAGATACTTCAATAACTGAGCTTATACCTACTGTTACATATGGACCTGAAGGACCACCTATACTTAGAGAAAACCCTAATTCAGGAGAAACAACTGGTATAATTATATTTCCTTCACATGGTACAGTAGATGGTAAAATAACAGATGGTTATTCTATTTTTGACGATCCTGCTTTGAATACTACAGTTTATCAATTTCCTGGTAATCATAGTAGAGTGTTAGTAGCAGATGCATATAGTTATTTAGCTGAAGATGATATTGAGATAGAAGACGATTTAACATATGAATGGATATTTAATTCAGATGCTCCAGCAAAATATGGTCTAGAAACTAGAACTAGAATAACAAACAAAGTAGTGTCTAAAACTAAAAAATTATCGCTAATAAATGGAACAATATTTGATACAGGATTTTATTTTTGTAGAATAAAAAATAGTAAAGGTCAAATAGAAACCCCTACTATTTATATACTTTGTGTAGGTGGGTTAATTATAGAACGAGAAGAAATTAGATCTCCAAAAACTGCAGAAGGTGGAGACGAGTTTTTAGGTTTTGGTGCACCAACAGGAGAAATATTAGAAGACCAACAACACAATGAACGAAACAAAAAGACAGATTCTTGGATGGATTTTGACACAGAAAATAATGTTTGGTTCAATGCTGCATGGGACTCTATAAATGAAGAATGGTATTCAAGAGATGATTATAGAGGTTTTAATCCATGGAGAGTACCTAAGTATGGACCAGAACCAAAACAAAATGAAGTAGCAGATGAAAGAGTAGCTAGTCCAACAAAAACTAGTGTAGTTTCAAAAACACCTGAAACACCACAATTGGCTAGAAAACCTCAAACAACAATAAGACCTCAACAACAAGTAGTAACAAATAGACTTCCTTCTGGAAAGAAAGGTAAAACTAAAAGAATTCAACAAAGCTAATGGCGTGGAATACTAAATATAAAGAAGACGATTTAAGGTTAATACCTTCAAAGCCGATTTTATCTGACTTTGGAAAGGCATTAGACGTTGAAGATAGAGTAGAACTACATATATTTTCACAAGATGGCAGCAGAATGCTGTTTTCAAATCCTGATGTCACAAGCTATAAAGTAGCAGAAGGAGGAATATTAGATAGCGGAAATATAAACCAAGATTCCGTAGTATTTTTAGATTTACATAATGACCTTAGAGAATATGTAAATGCTGGTACGTTTCTTGTAAAATATTGTTTTTATAGAACACTTGTTGGTAGTCCTGACCAAGGCATAAACGATTTATTTATAGATGAAATAAGTCCAAGTAGAACAGAGATAAGATTAAAAATTAGTCCTGATGCTACACAAGAAGAAAAAGAAATACTTGAAGATTTTGCTGATAAGTTATCTATAAAGGGAGATGTAGACCATTGGGTAGATGTACATGTTAATTTTGGTAATAATGTAGTACCTTTAGCAGTTAACTGGTCTATAGATAAAATTACAACTCCAGAGTTTCCATACTCTATTGTATTAAAACTATATGAGCCTCTACCAGAAGGAATAGAATTAAAACAACCATGTTGGATAGTTCAAGAAATAATATCTAGTGTACAAGAAACAGTTTTTGTAGAAGGAACAGTTGCAGAAAAACAGGTTAACTTTTTAGCTCAACCAAACTTTTCAGCTGGTAATGAAGATGGACTAAGTTCAGGAACGACTAGATATCACAATTGGGTTAGTCTTACTGACGCAAAAGAAAGTGTATTAGATAAGATTCTAAATAAATACTTTTCTGGAAGTTTAGATGATACTAGACTATCTATAGATTATCGCCATTACGAGCACTTTATACGTTTTGGATCTGCAGAAGAAAGACTTAAAAACTTTAGATACAAGCTTTCTCAAATAGAATTTTATGATGGAAAAATAGCAGAATTATCTACAAAGGCTCCTGTAACAGGAAGCGATCCTAATGTCACAGGCTCGTTTCACTTTGTACAAAATGTTCAAAACTTTAAGATAAAAAAGAATGAAATTATTGCTAAGTTTGATGGCTATGAAACATTTTTATATAATGAATCAGCATCTTATGTGACTAGTTCACTAGGAGAACACTATCCAGCTACTTGGCCAAAATTATCTGACCAAAAGTTTCCAAAAGGACCATATCAAGTTTTATCTGTAACTTCTTCAGATGCTATAGATTGGTATGATGGAGCAATTGCATCTGCATCCTTATTTGATAGGCAAAATATTCACGCTTTAAGAAATCAAGCTGTACCTTTACATATACATGAAGACCCTACATTGGGAACAGATGAAAAAATAAATAGTGAATATATTAAATTTGTAGATATGGTTGGTGAATTTTATGACAACATCTACTTATATATAACTGCAATACCTGAAATGTGGGATAGACATAATCCTATAGATGCAAAACTTATAGAAGGTCAATTTAGCGGTTCTGATATGATGTCGAAAGACTTAATATATACAGGATTAAAAAACTTAGGTTATCAACAATGTTTGAAATCAGATGAAGAAGACCTTTGGACTTATGTACTAGGAACAGATGCTAGTGGAAGTTTTGGATATAAACAAATATATGAAGAAACAGATGATTGGGGATATTGGAATGCACCAGATAATCAATTTGCCTCTGCAAGTTATGTTTTAGGTCAATCTCCTTTTATACAAAATAGAATATATGCATCAGACCACTATCAAACTTCTCAGTCTGTACCTATAGAAAACTTAAGATTAGAGTTTGGAAAAAGACTACTTAATAATTTACCATACCTACAACGAACTAAGGGTACTTTAGAAAACCTTAAAGCGTACATGAACATTTATGGTATACCACAAACACTATTTAGAATAAAAGAATGGGGCACTCCAGTTTCACCTAATTATTTTGGAAATGAGTATTATGAATATGACGTATTTAATTATGGCTTACACTTTGATGGTTCTTCTGCTCTTACGGCATCTTGGGATGCTGTAACTCATCCGCTAATTAAAGAAGCAAATGGAGATAGAGTTCAATTTCCTGATACAATAGAGTTTAGGTTTAAGTTACCTGATATGTTTGAGCACGATGTAAAATGTGGAAGAACAAGGTTAGATTCTGTATCTTTTAATGCCAATAAAAAAGATATGGCTATAATACAGATAAACTCTAGCTCATTTATATCTGTAGAACATGTTAGTAATTATTTACCAAGCGGTAGTGAAACATATGATTTTAATGTTGGTGAAAATAGTCATTATGGTAGAGCTGTATTTGGACTATTAACACTCTCAGGCTCAACAAAATATTTTGTATCAGCTTCAACTGATTGGGCACCTATATTTGATGGAGATTGGTGGAACATTATGGTTCGAAGAAACGAGCCTACTGCTTCTGCTGTAGTAAACCAAGTATCTGAAAACTTTACTTATGATTTATTTTGTAAAAAGTCAACTGATTGGGCAAGAGCTACAATAACACATGAAGTTTCAGCAAGCTTAACGACAAATGGAAGTACAGCTGCAGGTAGAATAGCAAATCAAAGTTGGAATTCTGACGGTTTTAGTAATGACTTATATGTTAGTATGAGTTATTATACTCCAGATAATACTGCAGGAGGTGGATATACAGTTGGTACATTTGGAGAAAACTATGATTCATTCTATATTGGAGGACAGGTAAATAGTACAGATTGGAAAATAACAGATTATATTGGAAATAAAACCTATGGCAACTTTAGTGGATCTATGCAAGAACTTAGATTTTGGATGAAGCCATTAACAGAATCTGCATTTAATCACCATGTACTTAATCCAATGGCAATTGATGGAAACAATTATACTTCATCATACTCAGACCTTATAGTAAGATATTCTTTAGGAGCTGACCTTAGAACATATCCACTTGCCGATGGAGATATAATATCTTCAACACATCCAAATCAAGATATAACAACTCCTTTTACAAATAATAGAAGTACTTTTGCAACAGCTAGTGGATTTGCAGGTGCAAGAGACTTCCAATTTCAACAAGAAAGAGTTGCAACAATCGTTCCAAATTATATTGGAATGAATCCAGGAAAAGATAAAATAAGAATACAATCAAATGTTTTAGCTAGTGGTTCTAATTTAAGTGTAAATAAAACTGCTATAGATGCCAAATCAATTGAAGGTCCTAGAGATATAAATAGAGTTTCTGTTCAAATGACTCCAGTAGACCAAATAAATATTGATATAGAGCATCAATTAGGTGGAATAGAATTTAATGACTTAGTAGGAGACCCTAGATCTAAGTTTATATCTTTTTATCCAGACTGTGTATTCTACAATAATCACTATTGGTTAAAACATTTTGGACCTTTCAAATATTCTGAGTTCTTTAAGCTCATTAGATATTATGACGATACTGTTCTTTGTCAAATGAAGAAAAATGTACCAGGTAGAAATAAGCCTGACTTTAATATAGCAATAGAGCCACACATATTAGAAAGACCTCGTATACCTGAAAGAAGGCCAGTTTATGACCATGTACAGTTAGAAGGATCCGCATCTGCTAGAGTTTATTTAGAAGGAGGAACAACTGAACTTGGAAGATTTAAGCATAATGGTCCGGGTGACCCTTATTATAGTGATTGGGATAATAGAGGACCTTTAGAATCTAGATATGGAGATAGAGTTAATCCTAGACATAGAGCAGGTACAAGAGTTCAGGCACATATACTACCTCAACCAGATATATCTTACGGTACAGGTGGTCAAAGAGAACGAGAAAGAAATGTTACAGGATTATTTAGAACTACTGTAGGAGAAATAGAAGTTACAGTAAATAGAAATCCTTATGCTCCAATAATTAAAGACGATATTTTTATGTGTTGGGAAAGAGACCAACATGAAGGAGCTGCAATATATGAATATCACCAAACACTACATTGGAGTGGAAGTTTTGGTGCATACACAGACTATTCTGTAACAGGAACTTCAACAATAGCAGCAACTAAAGGTAAAGCAAAAATAGAACTTGCAGGAACTTTTCCAAATGCTGGTTTAGAAATATATTCTTCTAGGTCTATTGTACTAACTTCTACGGACGGTACAGTTACTGAAATTAAATGTCATGATTCAGGTTCTCCATCAGAAGGATCTACAGCTTCAGAAGGAACTCAAGTAGATGGTGTAAACTTTTTATATGATAGTAATCCACAAAATTTAGCTACAAATATTTCAAAATCAATTGGAGCACTGTCAGGGTTTACTTGCGGTCCTGTACACCAAGATGGAACAGTCTTAGCTTCGTCAGGAGACCAAACAGCTAAATTTATTGTACACATAACACAATCTACGGCTGGTAAAAATGGTAATACAACTATGGGTGGTGACTTTTTCCCACCTTACGACTATAACCCAATAACTGGACAAACAAGTACAACTCTATTTGCTGCTCACACTGCAAGTAGAATTCATGTTTTACCTGTTAGTGATACTTTTTCTGGTGGAGATGATGTAAGAATAAAAACAAATATTTCTGCACTAAGTGATAGTGTTAGAACAAGCGTAACACAAGCAAATGCTTATTATGAAAGAGATACTTTACAAATTGTAAGTCACCCTATGGATCCTAGAGAAGAAGAAAGATTCTATGACTTTAATAAAAATGAGTATATTAAAACAAATCTTCATCCTAATAAGCCAATGTTTAATAGAACTAAAAACTATCCTATCATAAACAATGGATTGACGTCATATGCAGATAATCAAACTTGTAGAGATAGAGGTAAAGAATGGTTCTTCCCTATGATTGGAAATCAAACTGTATCTTTCTATAAGTTTACAGAACTACATAGATTTGCTACAGAACTTAGTCAATCATTAGGTATAAAAGTACCTAGAGTACAATTTGGTCAAGCTGATTTGGGATATGGAAATCTTGATGGTCAATCTATAGTTTCTCATAGTGGTGCACCAATAAGAAATTTAGAAGCAGAGTCTGTTTTAAGTAGATCTGCACAATACCAAGATTATAGAGCTAAAGGACTTCAAAACCTAATTTATGATGGCTGTATGATGTCTGCGTCTGACTTTAATATAGATTCACCACAAACAATTGATGGTGGACCTATTGTAGAAGTTATTGATACAACACCATTCAAAATAACGGCCGACCAACCAACTCTTGGAGAAGGACCAGGTAGAACTGCAGGAGAAGGTATAGGTAGAGGTGTAGGAAAGTATTCAGGAAGACCTATTTCTAGAAATCCTGCTGCAGGAAGAGGGCAGGCATTTACTGGAGGAAGATATAACTATTTGAGACCAGCAAGAGATGTACAAGAAGGTACAACAACTGGAAATCAAGTGCGATAATATATACAAAATTAAAACAGTTTTATATTTATTATTGATATAATCTGTAAAAATATGGAGACATTAAATGGGATATTTAGATAAAACAACAATTACAGTTGACGCGATCTTAACTAAAAAGGGTAGAGAACTTTTAGCTAAGAATAGATCTGCGTTTAACATTACAAAATTTGCCCTTGCAGATGATGAAATTGACTATTCACTATGGGACGTTAATCATGCTTTAGGAACAAATTATTACGGACAGGCAATTGAATCAATGCCAATAATTGAAGCAAGTCCAGATGAAACACAAATGATGAAATATAAATTAGTAACTTTACCTAAGAATATTTCAAAAATGCCAATTGTGACAGCATTACCTGCAGCAATTGTATTAACAAACGCAGGACAAGCTGCAACAGTAGTGCCATCAACAACTAACTTCCAAAATGGAAACAATACTTTTGGATATACGGCAATACTTGCAGATTCAGATGTATGTTATCTAAATGTAGCTCCAGGAGGTGCTGTAGATTCAAGATTTAACCCAACAGTACCATCTCCAATAGAAACAAATGTGAAATCAGTTAGTGTAGTTGGTAAGTCTTTCCAAATAGTTGCAAAGGCACAGCCGTTACAAGCACAATCTACGACTCTAACTATAATTGGTAATGAAACAGGAGGTTCTGCAACTGTGACTATTACAGTTAATAAAGAAGAGGTTAGTACCAATATATTAGAATCACCGGCATACAGATAGAGGAATAAAACATGGCAACATATAGAGACAGTAGAGGAAACCCAGTATCACCAGCTAGATTAAGCCCATCAAAAGGCCAAAATCAGAGTGATAGAGTCACTAGAGATAGAGAACGACCTCAACAAGAACCGAGTAGAAGACCTTTCGTTAGACCAAGGCCAAACCCTATTACACCAAGAGCTATAACTTCAATATACTCTGAATTTGGTCCTGATGATATAGTCGAAAATTTAGATTCAGATGTAGTAACGGCAGCACTATTTTCCGAAAACACAGGAGAAATAAGTGGAATGTTTACTTCATCTGCACAGAGCCAAAGTTCTGGTGAATATTATTTAGATGTATATCAAAAAGATCCGTCTACAAATAATAATCAAGAAATCCAGTTTGCAATAGCATACGGACATTTTAAGGGATCTGGTTCTGCTGTACCTCAATATGCTTCTGTAGGTTTTAGTCCTAGTAGAGCAGTATATAAACAATATGCAAATACGTTGTTAAATGCAGGAGATGAACAATTTACAGTAACTAGTGTTCACCCTAGTTCTTCAGCAAATTTAGAGCAATTCTATGCAATAAACTTTCAAAGAACTAGAATGAAAGAAAAAATAGATCCAGGTAATTGGGAATTACATGTATCTGGAAATACAACTCCTATAAAACTAATTGATGATTCTACAGTTTCTGATGGTACGGTTACAGAAGCAGGTAGACAATACTTTATTAGAAGTGGTACAATAGACGCAGGTTTATTTAGTGGAGATACATATCACTATGGTGTAGTTTATCCTGATATGGGAGTACTTATATTAGATACTGCTGCAATAGATGGTCAAGTTGGATTAACAGTTGATTCTTCTAGTTATGCATATTCATCAACAGCAGTTACTGTTTCTAATGCTAATACAACTCACTTTTTCCACCATTTAAGTGGATCTTCGACAGCTCAAGTAGGATATTTTGCTGCAAGAAATAAAGAAACAATACATTCAACTCATTACTTTGTTAGAGTTAAAAATAATGAATTTAACTTTTCAAATAATCCAACTTTTACTTCAGGTTCAGCAGGAACATTTGCAAATGCATCTTTCTTTAGAGACCCTAAGTCATACATAACAACCATTGGATTATATAATGACAATAATGAATTACTAGCAGTTGCAAAATTAAGTAAACCGTTATTAAAAACATTTTCAAGAGAGGCTCTTGTACGTGTAAAACTTGAATTCTAAATAGGGAATAGGTATGTCCGACGTTTTTAAGACATTTTCGCCAGATGACATACAGGTCCAGAGATTCAAGGCAAACAAGCGATATAGTCTTACATTAGCTAATTTTTCTGCTTCATACGAGCCAGATTTACCTATACCAGTAGGTAATGAGCTTATTGTGCCTAAAATATATGGACTAGTTGCAAAGGCAGATAGATTTACTGAATTCAATAGTGGAAGTGAAAACCTAAATTCAGCAATTCGTATACCTTCAAGATCTGTTTGGGATAATCTTTGGCATATGTACTATAGAGATTGGCCTAAACATGGTGATGTTTTTTGTACTAATGGAGATTCAAGAGAGTATAGAGAACTATATGATACTGCATATGTAATCTCTGTACCACACTACATTTATGGGGAAGAAATAGATAAGCGTTCTGTTGTTGTATCCTTTGACTCTACACCTAGTGGAGAAGAAATAGTATTAAAGGATGATGGCTACGGCAACCTATATAATTCAGCCTATGCAACTTCGAGTGGAGACTATAAAGATCCTAGTTTACCACCAGTTGAAGGAACAGTATTATATTTACCTTTCAAAGACTTAACACCTTATCAATACAGACCAGACTTTGGAAAAGGATTTTTAGACCAACAAATTCTTTCAGGTAGTATTAAAGACTATGGAATGTTTAATACTCCAGTTAGTTCTAATAGAGTAAAGGTGGTAACTGGAAGTTATTATGGAACAGGTATAGAATTTACTGGAATGTATGGAGATTCTACAACAATACCTACAGGTTTTGATGAATCAACAACTCTAGAAAGCTGGAGTTTTGCAAAAATAGATAGAGATGCAAATAATCCAGATATAAACTTTGTAGAAAATGAAGATTTTGCAATATCATTTTATCTAAAAGTTGAGAACCAATATGACACAGATAAACTAACAAATGTAATTTTATCTCATATAATACCAGCAGATTCAGGTACATTTGATACTGGTCAAGAACAAAATGGAGTAGTAAACGGAGACACTGATACAGCATATCCTTTTAGAATAGAAATTGACAACACAACAGGATATTTACATGCAAGTAGAAAAGATGGATCTGGACTGGTACGAACTTGTACAATTGAAGAAGATATAACTGATGGAGAATGGAGACATATTCTTTTCCAAAAGTCAGGTTCAAGGTTAGACCTATATAATAACTTTAATTTGAGTGATGGCGACACTTCTATAATGTCAGATACTAGAGCTATACGAAATGAAAATTCAATTGTATTAGGTTCACAAGTATATTCTACTAATGGAGATTTAGATAAAAGAACAAATACTAGACCTAGAAAATTAGCAGTTACTAGAACATTTAGAGGTTCTATTGATGAATTTAGAATATATAGTGGCTCTTTTTCAACAGAACAAGTAAACTATTTAAGTTCGTCTAGCGGAACAGGTATCAATCATTGGGGTAATGTATTTTATGAACATGGACAAATTGTTTTAACACATCCATCCTCAGCATATACTGCAAAAGCACCAGAAACCGCAACTGTGAGCTTTAGAGCCACTACACGCTTACAAGAAAACTTATATTCATGTGAAATAAAGTCTAATGAATATAATCAAACTCTCAATCCTAGTACAATTGAGAATCGTAAAACAAATGAATTATTTCAATTTACAAGTGATGATACTTGGAACCCATATATTACAAGAATAGGACTATATAACGATGCTGGAGAATTATTGGTAATTGGTACTTTAGCGCAACCTATGTTTAAGCTACCTGACTACGACATGACTTTTGTTGTTCGGTTTGACACTTAATAAAAGTGCGTTATATTTATATATGTTGAGTAAGACAACTATATTTATATGTAGTTCAGCAGTGTATTTATACAAAGGAGATTTATTTTGACATTAGTATTTAGAGACGTAAAAGGTACACCTTTAACCCATACCGAAGTAGATGGAAACTTTAGACATCTAACAGGTTCACATGAGGTTTCAGGAAGCGTAACTGCTACTGCCTTTATCGGTGATGGTAGCCAGCTTACAAACGTTAATTTATCAGGTGTATCTGATGTAAGTGCATCTGGAAATATAACAGGTTCTAATTTACTAATTATTGGAAATGGTAATTTTGGAGGAAGCGTTACAGCTAGTAATTTACAATTAACTTCTGCAGATTCAAAATTAACTGTTTCAGAAATAACAGCATCTAACTTAAGATTAACTGGTGATGCTGATATTGTTGGAAATATTACTTTAGGAGGTAATCTAGTTGGAGGCGATGCTAATACAGATTCTGTAACTTTCAATGCAGATATTACTTCTCAACTAAGACCAAATTCTGATGTAAGCTTTGATATAGGTACACAATCTTTAAGATGGAGAAACATACATGGAACAGCTATAAACGCTGAAGTTCTCGCTCAAAATCAAATAACCGCATCAGGAGTATCAACACTTTCTGACGGACAATATGGAATTTGGATAGGACCATTTTCAATTAGTGGTACTGTTGATATAGGCTTGGGTAGCAACTTTGTGCTCACTAGCTTTAATAGAATGAATGAGATAGATTTAATAAATGTTAGTGACTACTAATACAAGAATAAGATAGGGAAAATAAAATGAGTAGACTTAATGTAAACAGTGTAAACCCACATGATGGAGTAAAAGTATCCATAACCGGATCAACTAACGGTGGACTAGTTATTAGCGGATCTCCGCAACACGACGGACATCCAGTACTAAGAGTTGAAGGCTCAATTAGTGCATCAGGAGAATTAACGTGCTCGAACGCACTTTTCACAGGAGATATTAGAGTTATTGGTGAATCAACAATATCTGCATCTGCACCTGGTGGAATATTTTTAGGAGACACAAACACAGATTACGTAGTATTTGGAGCAGACGTTTCTTCTAGTATAATTCCAGATCTAGATGATAGATTAGACCTTGGTACTTCAACACAAGAATGGAAAGATATTTATATTGATGGTGTTGGATATATTGATGCAATTGACCAAGATGATGTCTCTGTAACTAACAACCTTAAAGGTGATTGGCACTGGAAAGATGATTCTGCGAACGTTTCCCTATTCGTTCACTCAGCAGATGGTAATGTCGGTGTTAAAGTTGCAGACCCTAACCAAGAATTTGAAGTTGCAGGTAGAATATCAGCAAGTCAACAACTTTCTGTTGGTGGTGCAGGTACTACTGACGGTCACATTACAGCTTCAGGAAATGTAGTAGTTTCAGGTACATTAGAAGTTTTAGGTCATACTACACTTCAAGATTTAACTGTTAGAAACATCACATCATCTGGTACTACTAAACTAGGAGATGGTACTGAAGATTATGTAACTATTATGGGTAATATAACACATTCAGGAAACTTTAGATTAGGAAATGCAACTGAAGACTGGTTATACGTATTAGGAAACTATACAGGTTCAGGAACTCATAAATTTGGAGATGATACCGCAGATTATATTACAATCGCAGGTAACGTAACCGCATCTGGTAATATAAGTGCAAGTTCACTAACTGCAACTCACTCTTTTGATGGACTAGTACAAATAGGTCCAGCAGGAGCTCCACAAGGTAAATTAGAAGTACAAAACCTATCTGGAGAATCTACTCCAGCACTTAAACTTAAGCAACTTGATGTATCTCAATTTGCACTAAGAACAGAAGGAGCAAGATCTGTTGTTAATCATTCAAGTTTACGTTCAAATACTGGAGATAGTATAATTAGAGCTGGTGATTCAGCTATGAATGGAATATTTGAAGTATTTGGTGGTGGAACTAGCGGTAAAACTGTATTTGGAAATAATATTAGTGGAAGTCACGTAACAGGAGACCACATTCTTGGCGGTACATTAACAGTAGGTACCAGTACAATTGTACTTTCAGGTAACGCTGGACACATTACTGCATCTGGTAATATATCTATGAGTGCAACATCTACCCTTAGTATAGGTGGAGGTATGACTATATTCAACGTAACTTCATCAGGTAATATAAGTGGTAGTGGATATGGTCAGTTTACAAATGTATTGGTAGAAGATCAGAACATAAGAAAAGCAAATGGTGTTCTAGATGTACCTGGTCCAGGTTTTAATACTACAACAATAACTGCATCTTCTAATATAAGCTCAAGTGGTCAAGTAATAGGAGACTCTGGACTTTTCGCAGATAATCAAATTATATTATCAAGTTTAGGTGATATTCAAGCTCTAAGTATAAAGGCAACACAAAACATAACAGCATCTAGTAATATAAGTGCAAGTGGAACTATTATTGCTAATAAGTTTGAAGCTGATAGTTTAGTAAGTCGTGTAGGTGATGCAAACACTGGAATTCAAATGACGAATGACACTGTTGATATTGAAGCAAACGATGTTATTGTTGGTAAATTTAATACGAGTCAAATACAATTAAATACTCCAGTAACGGCTTCAACTAATATAAGTACGAGTGGAACATTAGTTGTAGATAGTATATTCTCTGGAGATATTACTGGTAATTCAACTACTACTTTAGCTGTAAATACTCCAGATTTACATCTGGATGGCCAGTTAAGAGTAGATGGACATATAACTGCATCTGCTACTATTAGTGCAAGTGGAGCTTCAACAAGTTTCATCAACGTCTTATCTAATAAGCGACCAACTGAAACTATTACAAACTCTGGAGGTTCAGTAACTAATAATATGACAAGTGCAGTTGAAGTTGACCCTTCAAACAAGGTACTTGTAATAAACGCAGGCGCTGATAGTAATAACGTAGTAATGGAGCTACCAGCTGCAGAAGCAGGTCTTAGCTACACATTCCTTTCAGTTGCAGCTCCAGGAGCTTCCACAGTTAGATTCTCAGCACCATCTGCAATATTATTTGGTGTTGCAATATGTGATGATGGAAATGAAGATATTTCAGGTACTCACTTCGAATTTGCAAATTCAAAATTCTTGAGAGGTACTCGAGTAGAATGTATTAGTGATGGATCGGGATGGTCAATACAAGCATTTTGCTTATGTGATGTAGCAGACGTATCAACTACATAATAGTTAAAAACAATAAAGGTTATATATGGCAAGAAGAATAAAACAAATAAATGGGTATAGAAGCGGCTTTGAAAATAAGGTCGCTTCTGCACTTTCAGAACAAAAGGTTAAGTTTGAATATGAGGTTACGCAAATTGAATACGTAAAGCCTGAAACACACCATAAATATACAGTAGATTTTACACTTCCAAATGGTATCTTAATAGAAACAAAGGGTAGATGGACATTAGAAGATCGTAAAAAGCATCTACTAATAAAACAACAACATCCAGAATTAGATATTAGATTTGTTTTTCAAAATCCTAACGGAAAAATAAGAAAAGGTTCTAAAACAACCTATGCAGATTATTGCGAAAAGCATAATATATTATGGTCAGATAAGGTAATTCCAACTGCCTGGCTAAAAGAAAAATAATACCTCAGATTTTACCAGTTAAAGAATTTTTATTATATTATACCTATAATGGGTAACTTAAGAACACTACAAATATTAGAGCAAGTGCTTGGTAAGTCAAAGCATAATAGTCATACTGGAGAAGTTGGCTTTCATTGTCCTTTTTGTAAACACCATAAGATGAAGTTTAATATCCATATTGAAACAGAAAAATGGCAATGTTGGGTATGTAGTGCAAAGGGTAGAACTATAGCATCATTATTTAGAAAGTTAAATGTATCTCAAGAAATAATGAATAGACTATCAAAGATAATTGGTAAAGTTGTTAGTACTATAACCTCTAAAAAATATGATGATTTATCTCTTCCTATAGAATATACACCACTATATTTAGGAAATAAAAAAAGCCCAGAATATAAGAATGCCATTAAATATCTTCTTGGTAGAGGAGTGAATGGTAAAGACATGTTAAGATATGGAATTGGTATATGCGAAAGTGGAAGATATAGTGGCATGGTAATTATACCTAGTTATGATTCTACTGGTAATCTAAACTTTTTTACTGGTAGAAGTTATTATGAAGATGCTACATATAAGCATAACAATCCTAGGGTTAGTAAAGATATTATTGGTTTTGATATGTTTATCAATTGGGATGAGCCAATAACAATAGTAGAAGGTGCATTCGATGCAATTGCAGCTAGGCATAATGCTATACCATTGTTTGGTAAACTAATGTTAGATAGTCTTAAAACAAAAATAATAAAAAATAAAGTAAAAAGAATAAATATTGCATTAGACTCAGATGCATTAGAACATTCTATAAAAATGGCAGAATATTTTATGAAATTAGATAAAGAAGTACATCTTATAGAATTAGGAGAATCAGATCCTAGTGAAATGGGATATGATAAGTTTCAAGACTTAATAAATAATTCTAAGCCTTTAACATTTAGAAAATTGAT